CATATTATGAATTGCTGACACCAATGAAGAAGGTACAAATCTCAGCCACCTATGGTGCTACAACTTATTCTTTATTCTCTGGCTTTATTACAAGCTACGTCAACACTCAACCTAAAGATGCTACAGAAGTTGCCTATACAACCATACAAGCTGTAGATGCTTTTAGACTTGCTCAGAATGCTCAAATATCTACAGTAACAGGTGCTACCGCTGGCAATCTATCAGGCACAAGAATTAACCAGATATTAGATCAGATCGACTGGCCTGCGACTATGCGTGATGTTGATGCAGGTTTGACTACTATGCAGGCTGACCCTGGTACAGCACGTACTTCCCTAGATGCGATGACTACTGTTGCCACATCCGAATATGGTGCGCTATATGTAAACACAGACGGAGAGTTTGTATTCCAAGATAGAGCAGTAACCGCAGGATCAATCGGTGGCACAGTGACTACATTTAACGATGATGGCACAGGTATTGCATACGCTAACGCCAACTGGAAATTAGATGATGACTTAATCTTTAATTCAGCCCAAATTAGCCGTACAGGTGGATCACCACAGACGGCAATCAATCAGCCATCTATTGACAAATACTTTATTCACTCATATAACCTGCAGGATCTACTAATGCAGACCGATGCTGTAGCTCTAGATTATGCCCAGGCTTATGTCGCTAGCCGTGCCGAAACCAGCGTAACGTGTAACGGAATTGAATTAGACCTATATACCAATAATTACAACGCAGGCATTATTGCAGCCTTAGAGTTAGATTTCTTTGATCCTATCCGAGTAGTTACAACTCAGCCAGGTGGATCTACCCTAGACAAAACACTGCAAATCTTTGGCGTAGCCACCACAATTACACCCAACAGCTTTAGGGTCTTCTTTACGACCCTTGAACCAGTCATCGATGCACTGATTCTAAATAACAATATATACGGCACTTTAGACTATAATGTGCTCAGTTACTAAGGAGAAATAATGGCCGCTGGATTAGGATTTAAGGACTTTGTTACAGGCGAGGTATTAACCGCTGCCGATGTTGATGGCTATTTGATGCAAGGCGTGTGGGTGTTTGCAAGTGCCGCTGCTAGAGATGCAGCTGTAACATCACCACAAGAAGGTAATTTTGCGTATCTTAAAGATACAAATGTAACTACTTATTACACAGGCAGTGCTTGGGCAAACCTAGATACAACAGGTATGACTAACCCAATGACAACTACTGGCGACACAATTTATTCTTCAAGCGGATCAACTCCAGCTAGATTAGGTATTGGTAGCACAGGTCAAGTATTAACTGTTGCAGGTGGCATACCATCTTGGGCAACGCCTGCTGCAGGAACTCCAACCTTTGTTGGGGCTAGTGCATACAGTACAGATCAATCAATTCCAAATGCCACTTACACCGCAGTTAATTGGAGTGCTGAAAACTTTGATACAAACGCTTTCCACGATAACAGCACAAACAATACAAGAATGACAATACCATCAGGTAAGGGTGGTTATTATGAAATATCTTTTCAGGCTATTTTAGATAGCAATACAACTGGTAATAGAGTTGTTAGAATATACAAAAATGGTAGTTATTTCCGTCAATCAAGAGTAGGCACAAGCGGAGCAACGCCTGTATCCACTATTTTAGTTAATCTTAATTTGGTTGCAACAGACTATATTGAAATATATGTATTACAAACGTCTGGCGGTAATTTAAATTATGAACTTGGTGACACAAGCGGCTGGTTTAACATTACCTACTTAGGAGCATAATATGGAACTATGGCAAAAAATTATTGAGGCATATCCTGAATTAGCAGATAATGATTATGCTGCATTCCTTGAGCAAATTATTTTACAAGATGATTCAGATGGAGCTGGTGCTTATATTGCTCACTGGGGATATAGCAAGCCAATTCCTGAAGGGCTCACACTAGGTAAACCTGTCGCATAATGAAACCAAAGTTATGTGCAGCTGGTGTGCAGTTAAGAGATCAAGTTGATACGTGGTTTCCAGATAGGTGTGTTAAAAGTCCAGAAGGATGGTTGGGCGATAGCCGTCACTCCGCCAGAAAATCGGATCATAATCCAGACGAGTTCGGGTGGGTCAGAGGTCTTGATCTTAATTCTAGGTTGGAGTCATCCGACAGCCTCGCACCTTATCTGGCTGACCAGATCAGAATCGCAGCCAAACAAGATAAACGCATATCATACGTCATCTATAACGGGAGAATATGCTCGAAGATATTAAATTGGAAGTGGCGTAAGTACAAAGGCATTAACCCGCACAAGCGTCATATTCATATTAGCTTTACAACATTAGGCGACCTAAATGGCACGCCATTCGATATACCACTAATAGGGGGCAAGATATGAAGATAAGCAAGAAGCAAAAAGCAATACTAAAATCATACTTTAGAGGTGTGCTTGTATCGCTATTAACATTTTTAGCAAGTAATGAATTAGGTTTAGATCCTGCCGTGTCTGTAATTGTTGCAGCTTTAGCAGGTCCGGCAGCTAGGGCTTTAGATAAATCCGAAAATGCTTATGGCATCGGTGCCGATGAAGCATGACACCTACAGAATGGGCTGGCTTTGGCGCTGGCGTTATGGCCGTGCTATCAGGCGGGCTAGTCGGATTACGTTTTCTAGTTAAAGGCTGGCTTAATGAGTTACGCCCTAATGGTGGCGCTAGCATGAAGGATCAATTAACACGATTAGAGAAGCGTGTCGATGATCTCTTTATCTTAATTAGTAAGTCATAATTTTAATATGGCTACTAAACGCAAACCTAAGAAGAAGATTGCACGTAGGCGCAGGACTACTAAAGAGCCTGTACTTACAAAGTTAGACTTCTGGGCAATAGCAGCTAATGAGGTTTATATGGCTTGCCGTAAATCTGGGATGGATGAAGGTACGGCTTTAGCGTTTGCGATGGATAGGTCAAGTTATCCAGACTGGATCGTAGATATAAAAGATCCTATTAAGAATCCACTTGATGACTTTGAAGAGGATGAAGATTAAGCCATCCAGATACCTCGTTATCTCAGATTTACAGGTGCCCTTTCATCATGTGGCAGCTGTAAAGAATGTAATTAAATTGGCACGTAGGGAAAAGTTTGATAGTGTATTGGTGGTCGGGGATGAGATTGATTTTCAAACCATTAGTCGATGGAGTGAAAACACACCTTTGGCTTACGAACAAACTATTCACGCTGATCGTGAACTTACTAAGGAGATACTTTGGGATCTCAGCGAGTACAGCAGCCAATGTATTATTCAGCGCAGTAATCATACTGATCGCTTATATAACACTTTATTAAAAGTACCTGGCTTAATTAGTTTGCCAGAGCTGCAATACCCTAAATTTATGGGGTTTGCTGAGATGGGCATGACTTACAGTAAAGAGCCATACCAGATACCAGGTACAAATTGGTTCATGGCGCATGGCGATGAAGGCAATATTAGCCAACATGCGGGCATTACAGCGATTAACCTTAGTAAAAAATGGGGCGTTTCAACCATTATTGGGCATACGCACAGGCTGGGCATGAGTAGTATCTCAGAGGCCGTAGGAAGCCGATACAGGGCTTTACATGGTATAGAGGTAGGTAATCTTATGGATAGAAAAAAAGCCTCTTATTTGAAGCATTCTAGCGCAAATTGGCAGAATGGCGTGGTACTGTTAGAGGTGGTAGGAAAGACAGTAACACCCACGTTGGTGCCGATTGATCCTAAGGATGGCTCATTTACAGCATTGGGCAGGTATTACGGGTAACATCGTTACCTAATCGTTATACAAACTACGCCCTAAATAATTCACAAAGTCATACACAGGTGCAACACTATTGCCATGCCACAAAGTATGTGAGCATAGATAGGGCTATATGATTACAGTAGATATATTTTATGCAGTGTGCTATGCATTTCTAGCTGCAATTATGGTGGGCTGGTATATACACGTTAATAAAGAAAATGCAGAAGCACGTTATTACTACTTGGGTCGCCGTGATGGTTGGAATATGCATCGCCGTATGATCGAAAACAAAGTTAAAACCGATGAGGTGTTTGACTATGACAAGCAGAACTGAGTTTTTGGATGAGGTCGCAACAATCCTCACGGCTAGAGGATCGGTTTACGGAAGCAGTCAAAGCAATCACGAGCGAATCTCAGAATTGTGGTCAGCTTATTATGGAGATTACATATCGCCAATGCAGGTCAGCATCATGCAATTGCTCGTTAAAGTCAGCAGACTTGCCGAAACTGCAAATCACCAAGATAGTGTTAAAGACATCATTGGTTACGCAATCATCTATAAAGAATTGCACGACCATTATGACAAAGAGTTTGGAGTAGCTGATGGCATTTAATTTACAAGATTACGAAACAGTCGAGAGCCGACTAGAAAAGTTTTGGAAGGAGTATCCAGATGGAAGAGTATTCACAAAGATTGAGCAGGCCACAGACACTAGATACATTATTAGTGCTGAATTATTTAAGACAGAAGCCGATGCAAAGCCGTGGGCGACTGGGCTTGCTAGTGAGAGCGTGTCTGATCGGGGTGTCAATTCAACTTCTGCATTGGAGAATGCTGAGACTTCAGCGATCGGCAGAGCGCTTGCAAACGCAGGTTATGCAGCTAAGGGCAAAAGGGCTAGCCGAGAAGAAATGACAAAGGTTGCAAGTTATTCACCGCCAGGCACAAGGGCGAGAGCTGTGGAAGATGTGCTACGTGCATCATTTACAGAAGATAAGCCAACTATGTGGAGTGTTGGCGATGCAGTAGAAGCAATTCCGGTAAACCCGAAAGCACAGGAGTGTAAACATGGCGTGATGATTCTTAAAGAAGGCACAGCTAAAACTGGTAAGCCTTATTATGGTTATGTTTGTAGTGCAGCAAAGCCCGATCAATGTGATGCTAAATGGGCAAAGATTACAGCTGCAGGATCTTGGTTCTTTCCTAGCGATAGTGAGGGAAACGACTAATGCCTAAACGATCTTATAGTGAAGAAGCTAAAGAATGGGGCATCGTGACGGGTTTGCAACAGGTTTTGGGTTATCAATTAAAAACAAATTACGACGTAATTGATATAGCAGAAGTCGCACGTTTATTTGGAGTGCAAGATAAATTACTAACACGATTAGAAGCCATGTGGGAACACGTAGTTATGCCAGTAGGAGAAGTTAATAATCATCAGGTTGAGAAAATACGTTTAAGACGATATTTACAATATAAAGGAGGTGAGTAAATGG